AATCAATCAAATCAAATGAAAGAATTATTCTCGAAGCAATGGGCATACCACCAATTCTAATGGACGGTGGTAACAATGCAAACATTAGACCTAATCATAGATTGTACTATTTAGAGACAGTACTACCAGTAGTTAAAAAAGTTGGATATGCATTAGAAAGATTTTTTGGTTTTTCACTAAATGAAGATGTAACAGGGATTCCTGCTTTACAACCAGAATTGAGAGACCAGGCAGCATACTATGCTACTCTAGTTAACACGGGTATATTAAGTGCTAACGAAGCAAGAGAAGCATTAGGAAAAGAACCTGTAGACGGATTTGACGAGCCAAGAGTACCTGCAAATATAGCAGGCTCAGCCGTAAACCCGGAACAAGGAGGTAGACCTGAAGAGGCTGCCCCAAGCGAGGAAGAATAATTATGACAAAAGATATGATGGTAAAGGCTCTTTCTGAGTACTTTAAAAAAGAAGGTGAAGTAATGGGCTTACCTACTTATAAGGCAAAAGGGAATGATGTTCCTGTTAAAGACTACTTATTAAGAAGAGCATTTGGTTCTTGGAGTAGAGTACTTAGCGTAGTCTCAAAAAGATACCCAGTAGACGTAATAGTCACCCCAGAAATAAAAGAAGCACCTGCTGAGAAAAAAGCACCTGCTAAGAAAGTGGAGAAAAAAGATGTCAAGTAAAATTTATCATTGGACTAGCACTTTCAAATCATTAGGTGAAACTGATGATGGCGGTATAGATATTAAAGGTTCTGCAAGTACAAATGGTATTGACAGAGCTGGAGATATTATTGAAAGCGATGCATGGACAAAAGGTGGATTAGAGAATTTCAAAAACAATCCAATCATTTTGTTTAATCACAACTACGACAAACCAATTGGTCGTGCAAAAGATTTAAAAGTTACAGAAAACGGTTTAGAAATATCTGCAAAGATATCAAAAGCTGCTGGAGATGTAACACAATTAATTAAAGACGGTGTCCTTGGAGCTTTTTCTGTCGGTTTCAAAGTCAAGGAAGCCGATTATATGACAGAAACCGATGGATACAAAATAAAGGACGCGGAACTTTTCGAAGTCTCTGTAGTATCAGTACCTTGCAACCAAGGGGCAACCTTTGGCTTAAGCAAGTCATTTGATAGTATGGAAGATTACAACAAGTATAAGCAAACTTTTTATAAGGCTAACCCAGCAGAATCAGCAGACGCTGTTAATGTTGAGCAGCCAAGAAGGGAGGAATCCCATAACATGGAGACAAATATGTCAAAAGAAAATAAATCTCCTGAAAGCAACTCAGAGTTCAATCTTGAGGCATTCGCAAAGCAAGTAGCTGCTGATACAGCTGCTGAAATTGCAATGAAACAAGCTGAACAAAAAGCTGCTGAACAGAAGGCTGCAGACGAAGCTGCTCAAAAAGCAACTAACGACGCCGAAGTTCAAAAAGCTGCTGAAGTAGCAGATCAGGAAAAAACTAAAACTATAGTTGAAGCAGGTTTATCAGGAGCTGAAAAGCTAATGAATGACGTGGAAACTAGAGTTAATGATAACTATTCTAATTTAGAAGCAGTTGTTAAAAACCTAGAATCTCAGTTAGCTGAGAAATCAGAAGAAATCATGAATATCAGAGAGTCTAAAAGACATTTCTCTGACAGAAATGGTCAAGGCGATTGGAAGAAAACTTTTGAGCAAGATATCCTGGACGCAAAATTTGCTGGTCTAGCGACTGGTAAAGGATGGGACAGTGAAGTTGCTAAAGGCGTGATGGAAAAAGTAAACCAACATTCAGGTGTTCAAGTTTCATCAGCTGATTTCGAGCAAATCGTTTCAACAAATATTGAAAGAGATATTCAAAATGAATTAGTCTTAGCTCCTCTATTCAGAGAAGTGCCAATGACTTCTGCAAACATGATTATCCCAATCTTACCAGATAGTGGTTACGCTGAATTTACTTCAGGGTCTGCTGTAGCAAATGACAACTTAGATATGAGGTCTGCTGCTTATGGTGCTGATGCAGGGGTATCTATGGCTGAAAGAACTCTTTCAACTAAGAAACTTATTTCTCAATCATTCTTAGGTAATGAAACTGAAGAAGATGCAATTTTACCAATCCTTCCTTTAATTAGAGAATCAATGGTAAGATCACACGCTAGAGCAATTGAAAACTCAATCCTAGCTGGTGATGATGCTGACGGCGTATTCGGTACTAGTGGAGCTTCTTTCGAAGGTTTACTACACTTAGCAAGAAATGACAGTGATTATACACAGTCAGCAACTAATTTTGCTACTGATACAGTTACAGCTGCAGAACTTCTTTCAATGAGAAAAAATATGGGCAAATATGGTGTTAATCCATCAGAAGTAGTTTATATTGTTTCACAAAGAACTTACTACGAGCTATTAGAAGATGCAGAGTTCCAAGACGCTAACCTAGTTGGCGACATGGCTACTAAGCTTTCTGGTGAAATTGGTCAAGTATTCGGTTCAAGAGTACTATTATGTGACGAGTTTGCTACACCAGCAGTTTCTAAGTTCGGAGCTATCGCTGTTAACCCAAGAAACTATGTAATGCCAAGATTAAGAGGCGTTACTGTAGAATCTGACTACGAAGTTATTAATCAAAGAAGAGTCCTTGTGGCTTCTCAGAGATTAGGATTCACTGACTTAATTGACGGTGCAACTTCTAAATGGGCATACATGTACAAAGCTAGCTAATATTAGCACAATACGGTTTCAGGGAGTGTACCTAACACTCCCCCTTTTTAATTATGGCGAATTTAATAACATTACAACAGTATAAAAACTTTGCAGGTCTGACAGGACAGTCTGAAGACGCAAAGATTAATGTAATTATACCAGCCATCAGTCAAGCAGTAAAAACTTATTGCGGGACGAGTTTTGTAGACTATTATTCAAGTGCAAAGACAGAATACTATGACATCAATGATCAGTACACTAATGCAATAATACTCGATGAAAGTCCAATTGTGAGCGTGACTTCAGTTGCCGAAAGGAAGAAGCAATCAGACTCATATACGACACTAGTAACAGAAAACTCCGACAGTAGCGGAAAATACGAATACATAGTAGATGATTTAGCAGATACTATTTTTAGAACTACTGAGTCAGGAGACAAAATGTTTCCACAAGGAAGAAAAGCGGTAAAAGTTGTGTATACTTCAGGGTATGCAGCAACACCGGAAGATTTAAAACTAGCGTGTTTTGATTTAACTAAGTATTACTTAAAAGATGAAAGAAAAGCAAACTTATCTATATCAGGCGCCCAGATACAAAATCCTGTATCAACAAGTTTAAGAGAGAACATAGGTTTTCCAGACCATATTAAACGTATATTGGATTTTTATAAGATACATAAGTAATGGCTCTTAATATAGTAGAAAGAGATATTAGAGCTGCTGTAGACAGATACTCCGATAGTGAACTAAGAAAGAAAATGGGGCAAACTTATTTACATGATATAAGAATAAGCTCTGAAAACGCAAGTGTAGCATTTCAACAAGGAGTTGTAAATGTTATGGAAGGTATGAAGTTCACTCAAGAAGAGATGAACCAAATAAACCAAAGCTATAATTCAACCTCAAATTGGAAAAATATAGTAAATAAATTATTTGGTCAAATGTCAAGAATGAGTACTGTAGTAGAAACAAACCATGAGATAAGAAGTTTCAGGCAGTTTTATAAACTAGGAGTAGCAAGTAGTAGAGGTATATTTTTATTAAAAGGGTCTACTAAAGATAGAATAATAATTAGACTATATAATAATTCAAGTGAATATAAAGGCACGGGCTTAACTAAGTTTAATAAGGAATTAAGAAAAGTAGCTTGGAATCTTTGGAAGGAAACGTACTTAGAAGGATCTGGTAATAAATTAGAAAATATAACTTTAGAAAGTAGACTGCCACCTAAGAGCCCAAAGTCCAAGACAGGAACAAGCGTAGCATCAGCTTTCGGAAGAGGTACTCCTTTTGCACATGATTCTGAAACAGCAGTTGGAACTTTCGGACTAGAAGAATTAGAGCAAGATTTAAGAAGTAACGAAGATTTTACAGCAGCGTTAGGAGCTTTACAGACATATGGAATAAGTGTTGATGTAGTAAAAAGTGTTAAGCAAAGTTTAGATTTGACTTTTGAAAAACAGATAATTGTTATGCCCGATGGAACAGAACAAGAAGTTAGAGTAGTAAAAGGGTCAATTAGAAAACAAGGTAAAGAGCCTGGTGACTGGACAAACATAAAACAAGACATTTTAGGAAGCAAAAGTAATAAGAAAGAGGGAAGTTTAGCAAAGTTTTTAGATAGTGCAAATGCAAAAATAAGAGCATTAGACCCTGCAACTGCTGCAGATGCAGAAGCCAGTGAACCTTACTCAAAAAGAGCAGGTAAAAGAGCTGCAGAAAGAATTGTAAAAGCAGCTTTAAAAGCAGAAGGAGCTAAAAGAACTAAAGGAAAAGCACCTAAGAAAGCAAAACCAGGAACTCAGTCTACTAAAATAAAAATGAGTACAGGCCTTTCTACTGTTGCAAAAGCTCAAATACT